GCATCGGTTTCTAAAATACCTCGCCGCCTTGCCCTCACAATTACATTTTTTTCTGCTCGACTAAGCCCTTTGTCCTGCTCTTCAGCAGATAAACTTCGAATTCTAATAAGCTCTTGAAGAAAGCTTTTTTCTTCTTCAAGTGCTTTTAGTCCTACGCGATCATATTTGATGCCTATTTCTAAAACAGCAGAATTAACTTTATTGATGCCGACAATAATAGAGTTGAGTATATTGAAAATACCACGCGCACCAGCCTCGAAAGCAGATATAAGTGATCTAGCGATAGTCTTCCCGACTTCGACGAAGCCAGTTTGGGCGTCACCAAACGACTTTAATGTCTTAACAAGTGATTCAACGATGTATTCAAGCGCAGGAGCGAGAGCCGCTGTCGTCTGATCTACTATGCCCTTAAAAATTGTGTTTAGTTTTAAAAACTCGTCGTTAGCATCTTCAACACCAGCCGCCGCCTCCGATGACATCACTGCGCCGAGCGCCTTCGCCTCTCCTAAAACCTCGCTTAAACCAGCACGGCCCAACGACAAAGTGTTTACGAGTTGTGTGCCTTCAGAATCAAAGAGTTTAAATGCCAAACGCAGAGGATCTATTCCGCGATTTTTTGCGTCCTCAAAAGCATCTGCGAGCGCAAGCATTTGCTCGTCTAAAGGGAGTCTCACTAGTTGGCTGGCATCTATTCGCAATTCACGCAACGCGCTTTTAGCTTCGCCTGTGCCGTTAGCCGCTTCTGACGCTCTACGGCTAAAACGCTGAAGCGCCATGTTCATCGTGTTGACTTCAACGCCCGTTAGTTTTCCTGCAAATTGCAGGGCGCTTAAGGCTTCGGTAGTCGTGCCGATCTTGCCTGCTGTTTTGGCAAGGGCATCTGTGGCGCTGAGTGATTGCTTGATTAATAAGCCAAAGCCGCCTACACCAGCAACACCCAAGATTGCAGTTTTGAAATTAAAGAAAGTGCGAGTGAGAGTTTTAAATAAACTTTGCATTCTGCGGAGAGCGGCAGACGCAAAATCCAAAACTTTAATCTGAATTCCTATTTGCTCATTTCTGGCCATCAGCTTGCTCGCTCATCAGTTGGAAGTAAGCGAGCCACTCGTGGAACTCAGTAACCGATATTTGCTCGACTTCTTCTATCGTCTTATGTAACCGATCAGCCAAGGCAATTAAATTCATCCTAGACTGATCGGCCTTTAGTTTTTTGCTAAGTCCTCCACGGACTCTATGGTGCCAAACATCTGATTGGCGATTTCAGAGACAACTGTTGTCTCCTCGCCCATCAAATCCATGCGATCCTCAGCAGAGTTAAACAGCTTCTCGCCGTCCTGTGACTCTGCCTTCATCACGATCAAATCAACCATGCTGGCGATACTTGGATTCTGCAAAACAGTCGGATGCTTGCGTTGCAGTTCATTCAAGTCGTAACAGGTGATAGGCCGACAGAACAGGACAAACGGCCCCTGATCGTCAGCCCACTCTGTTACCTCGATCTTACGACGCGACGACTTACGACGCGCTCGTAGCTCCTTGGCAAGGCCCATTAGTTAGTGGACTCAGTTACCGCACCAGAAACTTGCACAGAGAATGACGCTTCAACCATGCCGTCAAACGATGCAGTGATTGTCTTAGCAGTGACAACGCCGCCGCCTGAGTAATACTTTTCGCCTGCGCCTGTACCAGTAGGGTGGATTTCCCAGTCGATGTCAGTGCCTTCGTCCAGAACAAGTTGTTGCGCGTCACCATCGTCCCAGTAACACTCTACAGAGAGAGTCGCGCTAGTCAGGCTTGGTAAATAAGTACGTGCAGAATCACCCATTACGGTGTCTTCTACAGTGTCAGCAGTCGTGTCGATAGAGTATGAACGTACCTCGCCAACCACTGCGACTGATCCGCCTGATGCGGCAATCTTTACGACACCGCTTGAGCCTTTGTTTGTAGCCATTTGTTTCTCCTATTACGCGTCGCCGCGTGTATATTGATAGATAACTCGAACGGTGACGATCACGCCGCCAATGGGATCTATTGTACCATCATCCACCTCTACACTAATAACCTGTGTATCAATGGCGTGGCCGCCTCTAGTCCTGTCAACGTCCAGCCTTTCGTCAATAGCTTCCACTAACTGGTTGCGGGCCGTGTCGATGTTCTTGTGTTTGACGAAGCAAACTAGCTCATAGTCCACTGTGGACATACGACTAGACATACTGCCGCCGATAGATGAATCCTCGCGAGTCTCGTTAGCTGTCCTTACGAGAATAGCGGGAAACTGTGCGTTAGATAGCTTGTCGAAGTCGAACGGCTCACGCGTCACTTTTTTGACGTTTGGCACGGTTATTGCCTGCAACTGCGTCACCAAATTGGCCGCTACATTCTCTCTGACACTCATTCAGTAAGCCTTTTAAAATAAACGTCTGCGACTCGACTTTGCTCTCTTTTGTTGAGGCCAAAAAACTCGCGCGACTTGTTATTCATTGCCGCTTTCTTGCTGTTCTCTGCGCCTCTAAAAAATACTAGCCTACTCCAATAAGTTAGCTTTTTAGCTCGCATAGAGTTAAGCATGCGCCCTGTAAACTGCAAATCGACAGGATAAACATTGCGGCCTTTCTCTACCCTGTAATCAGCATATTTTTTGCTGTAACGCTTAAACCGATTGCCATTGATGTCGAATCCGTTTGTAGTTCTGCTGTCGATCATTTCGATCGCAGACAGCGCCGCCGCATCAAGTGCCTTCGCATGATTATTGCGTATAAACCGTGTTGCTCGCTTGAGCGTTGTAGCGAAATCAGCAGGGCGGAAACGAATTTTGACTTTCATTATCTATCGAGCCGATTCAATGCAATGATTTCTTTTTCTTTATCGGTGACAGAGCCGTCATTGTCGGCGTCGTACTCTACGCCGTCAGCAAAAACTGCATCTAGCTCCTCCCCATAGCGCACCTTGTAGAAATCAATCATGCGCAGGAATCTGTCATCGTCTACCCAGTTGGTTAGCTGAGGCAGTGCGTACTTCCACAATACGAGGTATGCCGCCGCTCGTGTCCATTGGGAGTCGGTTAAATAGGATGCGTTCATCTCGCCCTTGATGCCCTTACGGTGCCACCAGCGATTACGGATTTCGCGTTCGATATCAGCCTGCGCTCTCGCGTGTTCATCGGCAAAGGTATCAATGCCAAACTCTAGGATGTCAGGGATGAGATCGGTTAAATCAGTGTCTACAGAAAATGCCATTTGCTCACCACTTTACACGGGCCGCCCAATAAATGGGATCAAATACGGTTGCGTTTTTGAGGTTATCGCCGTGACGTGCATACCATGCTTTACGCATTGCTTTGCTTCGCTCTGACTCGCCATCTCTTGGCGGGTACGTCTTAGCGCCCTGTGCGCCGAACCTCACAATTTTTATGGTGTCGCCTTTCTTGGCTAGAACAGCATGTGATTTAGCAGGATGATTACGTGTGCGCTTCGGCACGTTGTAATCCTCAAATCTCTCGCCTCTGTATACGACTGCCATAGTGCCTCCGAAAGGAGTGCGGCCCCCCAGTTACGGAAGGGCCGCGATACAACTTAGAGAGCCGCGTCGAATAACAACTCTACACCGTAGTCGTCATCAAGCTCGCCCACGCCGTAGATGGCAGTAGCGTTAAGCTCGAACGCACGGAGAGAGGCGTCACGCTGTGTCTCAAGGTTGAAGTCACGCTTCATAGCGATAGCGAGGGCTTCTGGTACAAATACCGCGCCTTTCGCATCTGACGCGCCATCAATTGACACGTTGCTAGACTCGTAGATGTCGATGCCGCCGATTTGGCCAACGTATGCGTTACGCATTGCGTCGTTTTGGAGATCGCCACCGTTAGGGTTAACAAACGTATTAGTCAGGTTGGCTTTCAACTGGTACGCGTGATATGGGTGTACCACAGCCGCCATCTGTCCACGGGCCTTGTTAGTCTTAAGAGTCGCCGCCGCTTTCATCAAGTCAGCAACAGTGATCTCTGAGCCTGCACCACCCAAAGAGGTAGAGAAGCCGTCGAACAATGCAATCAGATCAACGTCGATCTTAGTAGCGATTGCGTTACCCAATACAGTGCCAAGCTCTTCAGCAGGGTTGCCAGCACCCATAGCGGCAAGATCAGTCAAGATAACCTGCGCGCCAACTTCTGAGACAGTGATTGTCTGTGAAGTAGTGGACACAGTGGTTGATGACATATCAGTGCCTTCAGTCAACGCACCTGCGGTGATTGCTGGGTACTTAGGTACTTGTACAGTTTTGCCTGCAACTTCGCCGATGTCGTAGCGAGTAACGAGGCCGAGCATGAGTGATTCTTCCTCGGCTGTGAACCGAGCCTGCAAAATTATGTTAGCGAACAGATCGTCTAACGTGGATGAAGTAGTAGCCGCCATGATTGAAGTCTCCTATAAGTTAGCGGTTAGCTTTTTGAGCCAGCTTCCACTCACGAAACGCGGCCTTACCGCCTTTATCGTAGTTAGCCAGCATGTCAGCCGCCGACATAGGTTTCGGCGTAGCACCTCCAGCCGATCCCATTGATCCAGCGCCGCCTTGCGATGCCTTCACGAAGTGAGGATTGGCCGTTAGGAAATCAGAGACAAGCTCATCGACTGTCAGCAGTTCACCTTTGTCGTTATACCGTGGCGTCCCGTTAGTGTCGTAAACCTCAACCGAGCCATCTTCAGATAGCTTAACGGAGCCTTTCAGCAACTGACTAACTTGCTCTGCTGATACAGCGTTGTTCCTGCTCGCGGCTGTAAGTAGCGCACCATCGACTAACGTAGCCTCTAGGCGTTGCTTATAGCTTTGTATTTCCATGTCTTTCTTTTCGACAGTTGTACGCAAAATGCTCTCAAACTCGCCGCGATCCTTCTGTTGCTCTAACTCAGCTTGTTGCCTTTCGGCCAACAGTTGGCGCACTTCGTCTACATTGATGTCCTCGTACTTCTTCTCGACTTGTCGCTTAGTGCGGGCAATCCGATCAGAGACGATTCGATCTAGCTCATCCTGTGTAAACGTCTTCACTTCCTGAGTTTCTTGCTGTTCAGCTACGGGCTCAGTCACCGCATCAACCATGATTTCATCGCTCATGTAACGTATCCTCTTACGAGTAGGGTTAATTGTATCAAATTAGCGTGATTTGCGCTTTTTCTTCTTTTTGTCTTTCTTGTGGTACGGCATAGCGTCCTCCTAGAAAACGGGCCTAAATCGGTGTCTACAATTATACCCGCCTGCAACGACAAACGGACTACCGCTTCGCTTGCCGCTCCACTCACCGCTCCAAGCCTCGTTGATCTCTTCAATCGTCAGCGTTTTGCCGACGTACTCATCGCAATGCGGGCGCGTTTTACTGTCGTCAGGGCCATAATACTTAAACCGCTCTGCGCCTGCCTCTAGCGACATATTCATCGTGATTGATCTGTCGAAGTCCATAAGGCCATCATGCAGTGCTACCTGTGCGTAGCGTCCTAGATCGGCGTCTACGCTGTTGCGTATCTGTACAACGCTATCAGCAAAGCTCGCGCCCGTCAGCGTGTTTTTGTACACCTGCGTCGCTACCTCTTCGATGAACTCTTCCCCCAGTGCCTCGAAGCCGTTAAAAGTTAGCTGTTGCAGTTGTCTTACGACTGTTTGATCTAGCTGTGCGAATGCTGTGTAGTTGCCCAGCATGGCCTGTGCCTCTGCCGCCACGGTTGCGTACTCTCGCAGGATGTCGTCGATCTCTGACAGGTACTTTTCGCGGA